CTGTGAAGGTTCCCTTCCCCTTGAGAAACCTCAAGGTTTTTATTTTTCACATCATCGGCGGATAGCGCCCGAACGTCACACCGGCAGTTCCATCCGTTCGGAGGCCAGAAAGCCTTCCAGAAAGGGTCATCATAACGGAATACTTTGCCGTTCAACATTCTATGAGCAGGCCGTGTCTTTGCGTCAAGGATGGCCACATACTGAAAATACGGCCTGTCTTCAATATTCTCCATAAATGCTTTATATCGCCCCGTCATGTATGCCGTCTGAAGATTCGTTTGATAGATCGTGGCAAGCCTCCGGGTGCTCCCGAGTTGAACAACCTTTCCTCCCTCTCCATCTCCGACAAGTTTTTTCCCCCACCACCCTTTTGCCCTGAGCTTTGGCTCCAATTCCTTCTTAAACTGTTGAAAGGTTATGCCTCCATCGAGAGATTTTTGCACCATCTCTCGAATGTCCTTAAGCACATCGAGCCTCATGGCTTTTGCCACAGTGAACGCCTTGGTGTGAGCGTCTTGCCAGATATCGTGCCAATCCCAAGAAAAAGCATAACCCTTTGACCGAAAATACTTTATTGCGTCTTCCGGTTTCAGTCCTGTGGCGTACTTTAAAGACGGTTTTACGGCCATTTAATATCCTTCCGCAATCCAGGTTATATCTTTTGTGCCGCCACCTACGATTGTTACATTAATCCCTGTTTCATCAAAGCTTGTCACGTCGACCTGACCGCCTCCGACCGCTGCTACGCTCACCGCTTTAACTGCGTTGAAGGTTTTGTTGAATGTAATCTTGCCGGAATTGGTTATTGATTGCTTACCGCCATCCGATATGTCCGGCGCATCCAGTTGGTACCAGAGATCTGTGAGCAGATGTTCAACGGACGGATTTCTCGTATCGAAATATACCTTGAACTGCAGGTACCTTGCTTTGACAAATCCCCCGTAAACTTCTTTCCAGGACAGGGTGTCCTGAGAAATAAAGGCCCTGATCCGGATCACTCCAACCTCTCTATCGAAGTCGGAGACATATATGCCTTCAAACTCGGATACGGAGCCGTTAATGTCCGACGCATCATCATAAACATTATAGCTGCGGGTGCCGTCGTAACTCAAATATCCTTCATAGATTTTCCCTAAATCGATGACGGCGGAGGTGAAGGTACCCGGTTCGGCAAAGTCCATTGTGGAGAACCAGTTCACGAGGTAATCCATGTCCGATACGAGTTGATTCTCAAAAGCGTTGATGTAATTCTGTGTGTCGCAATCCCGTGCGCTTCCCACAGGGAGATTGATAGGGCTTCCGTGCGCCGAAGGGCGGCGTAATTGATCGGACGCGGTATAACATATTGTACCTTCATACGTTCCCGATGATAAATCGACAAAATCCTGAATAAGGTAGTTTTCCGTATATGTTCCTTCGATATCGACGGTCACGGCTGCCGGATTTACGCTTTTGTTTCCGAGAAAGTCAACGGCATACACATTGAATTCATATTGTCCGTTGCTTACCGGAAGGCTGATCGAGTTTGCTGTTGTCTCGATAACATCCTTCGGCGTGGCAGGATCGCCGACAACAATCCGGTAATGATGCAAGTCTACATCGGCGCATTCGTTCCATTGCAGGTGCAGAATTCTATCTGTTAATGTGTATCTCAGGCTGGCTATATCGGCAGGGGGCAGCTTTTGAATATTTGCGGTGTACTTCAATATTCTGTTTAGTGTTTGCGTGCCGTCATATCCGTATCCTTTTACATTGAAAAAATAGGTGATTCCATGCTGTCCATAAAAGACATAGGTGTTGCCGATATATTCCATATTGAATTCCAGGTCTCTGAATATCGTCATCGTGGTGTTTTCATCGACCTGGTAAGGCACATTGCCCTGTACTGCTACAACGAACTTTGCACAATTTTTTGAATCCCAACTAAAGATCATCTTGCTCAGAATGGCATTTCCAGATCGTTTCAATTCTTCTGTTACCCGGAGGTTCGATACGGAAGGGGCGGTGGACAATGCCGAATAATTGGGGGTGAGGAGAACATCCTGACCGGAATCTACGTTATAGATGGTTTCATTATACTCCAGGCACAGGAGAGTAAAATTCAAATCCATAGATGGTTTGATGGATAGAATTGAAAAGGGCTTCGTCACAATGTTCTGTTTGCCGAATGCGTATTCACAATATTTTTCTGGGAGGGAGCCGATTTCAAACGGAACGGTCACTTCTACCGAACGACCATCAGTCACCCCTGCAACTGTTCGTTGAATAATATCATCGCTTTTCAGTTTGATGCGGATAACGTAAATATATCCCTCTTCCATTTCAACATCCCGATCAAGATAGACATGGCTGTTATCAAGCCCTACATCTTCCAGCCTGCCTGAATAACCCCACTGTGGGATGTCATGGCTGATTTCAACAAGGTCTCCTACGGTTGCCTCGATCATCTGAATAGGGACAGTAATGGTGACGAAGTTGGTGAGTTCTTTGTTGCCGGAGAGCATGAAGAAACCGTCTCGCCATGCCTGAGATGAGCGTACAACGCCGATCATATCAAGATTCAAGGGTGTATGGTATGAATCCATCTGCGGATGAAACACTTGCAGGGTGTCCCTCTGGTATTCATTTTCCTTGTTGGTGAAATCTATTTTCAGTTCTCTGGGTCTTTCCTTTGCTGATGACCACCGTTCTTTAAAAGAGCTTTTTACCGTGCTGCCCATAGTAATCATGTGTTTTGGCGAGCGGGGCTTGTTAATGGCCAGGGTAAGCATCACTCCCTGCCAGAATGGGATAGCTCGGCAGGATTTGAATATTCTCAGGGATGTTTCCCAAAGACTCATACCGGCATCGAAGACTCCGTCGAATTCGTGCCGATGCTCCGTGCCTCCTTTTCCGTCAGGCACCATTTCATTATTTCTCGACGCCAGTTCCCTGATCTTAACGATGTCAATTTCGGAGGGGAGCATCTTGTCATACCGGATAATAGTGTTTTGATTATCAAGTACGGGCTGCGTGATAACATCGAAGCCCACCCACGCCGGGTTGTTGGTAAACTTTCTTTGCCGGGAAGACAAGCCGTAATCGGTATCGACGATCGCGCCCTCGCACATGCAGGAAAAGCGCAATGAACCTGATAATTGATCGGTGGCTAAAGCCTTTATCCCTACGAGCACCATCCGTGGGTATTCAAAATCATCGGTATAAACTTCTCTCACAGCCGATACGTACATATCGTCTGCGTATCGGGAAGATGTTTGATCAACGGAGAGATTGGAGATTCTTATTTCATACTTCCCGGAGCCTAAATTCATCTGTGATTTGTATGTCCTGCGAATCGCAGAGTTCCGGGCGGCAGATACGGTCACATAATCAACGATGTCCTCACGGTTTACCGTATAATAGGTTGTTTCCTGAATCCATCTGGCAATTAAGTAATAACACTCATAATAATAAACGTTCTGCCCTTCGTAATATGCGTTAGGGTTCGAGCCTCCACTTTGTATTTCAACCCAGTTACCGGCGTTCCAGCCATCATACCATTGCCAGTAACCAATGCTCCAGTGGCCAGATTCCACCGGTATCTGTTCTGTCCACGCCACTGCCTTGTGTGTTATCGCTATCCAGTCTGTATCTCCCTGTTTCCTGATTTCTATCCGGAGGTCTACGCTCATCGCATCGAGACCCCCTGCGTTATTGGCATAATACAGGCCATAAGGAAAGGTGATATCTACCTCCAGCCCGTTGAAGTCGTTGCCGATTGTGACATAGGTATAGGGATTATCCTTTACAATCTTGACGGATAAAGGATATTCGGATTTTGTATCGTTAAAGTTAGGAATAGGGTCTTGATCGAGGTTGCCGTACCGTGTGTATATTTCTACGCCCTGAAGTTTTTCTGTGGGTTGGTCGTTTATCTTGAAATTATACAGCCGGTTGACAGGCCCCATGCCGAGGCAAATGAGAACGTTTAAATACTGCTTATCATTCACATTCTCGATATGAGAGGCGATGACGTTGCCGTATAGTTTGTGAGTGCCGAATACCCTGGGAATGGCCCCTCCCGGCTGCTGGATGGTCTGCGGGTTCCATGAGTAAGTTTGCGTGGTGTCGAATCCGCTGTGCAAATCCATTGTGGGCAGATCGGGTGATTTTGTGAGGGCAGAAACGGCAAGGCCTCCGAGGATAGAGACGGCCGTTGCCGCAGCTATGCTTCCTACCATACCAGCTCCGAAAATAGCCGAAGAAAAAACCGTTGGGGCGAGCCAGCTTAACGCCCCTGCACTGATGGCTATGCTTACAATAGCAACGGCTATGCCGACAAATGTTGCGACATCATCCCCCATTACCGGGACAAACATGATGAGATCGCCGGGCACGGGATAAACCTTGCCAAGCGTATCCTTGGGGATAAGCTGGGCGTTCAGTATGACTGCAAAATCAATTTCCGCTCGAAAAGGCTCTCGCGGTTGAAGCGTTTCCGCATTGACGGCCGCGGGGAGATGACGAGCTTTTATTTCAAACAGGGACAAATCTTTTTCATAAGGAATCTCCACGGTGCGGAGCGTATCGGCATTGAAAGGGCTTTTGCATTCCTTGAGAGTTATGCTGCCCATCGGTAGAACCCCCTTATCCGGTGTCTCCAGGCAACGGCATCCAGGCGGGACACGACAACCGATTTATCCCGCATGATGTGAATGAATGAGTTGCCGTCTTCGAGAACAACCCCTATATGCGTTTCATAAGGAGGCAGTACGGATATGACGACAAAGCAGAAAGGCTCCGGATGATCGATCTTTTCAAACAACCGCTTTCCCTCAATCACCATTTGATGGATAAGGGACATTTCCACATCATCCCCATAGGCAAATTCCGGAAGGGTGATGCCTCTACGTTTCTGTATTTCCATGACGAGGCCGTAACAATCCATCCCGTTTTTGTCTCGACCGTGACGCCTGAAAGGTATGCCAAGCAGATCAGAATAGTTAAACAACCTTGATCCCCTTTTGAGACAGGCCGATAAAAGCTCCGTACCTGCGGGTGTTATTTTTTGCCCGGCAATCTGTAAAGGTGTTCCTGCAGGTTTCGCTTCCGGCTGTATAGCTTGCTCCTTCCTGCCAGGTAGATATAGTTGAACTGAGACT